ACGAACTGCTGGTCTTTGTCAATATTATATCCATTTGAATATAGATACTGAATAAATATATCGCTAGAATCCTCTTTAATATCTTCCACCTTCACATATCTTGCTATACGATTATCTCCAACTAACACAAAATACATCTTACCAGTTTCTATTTGTGTCTGTTCATTATGAAATAAACCTACAGACCCACTCTCATCTACCAACTCTATTCGTGACCATCCAGGACCTCTTTTAATACTTTTAACCATGCCAAACATGGGGAATGATCCTAAGTCATCAAAATCAACTATAGGCCTAGCCTGTGATTTTATTTTTGGATTCATGCCCACATTGAACTGAGGTATATTTAAATACTCATAATAATTTTGTTCTTCTGTTCCAGATCTAGGATTATCATTAAATGTTGCTCCGCCTATTGCGTTCAATGCTGATATTGCTCTAGAATTAATTCCGCTGCCTTTCTTAGAGGCCTTCGCAATAAAGTCTGCGTAATCATTGTATGGTCTTTGATCAATAATTTTATTAGCAATATTATCTGATATAAACTTAACTTCAGCGAGTCCAAATCTAATTGAATTATCTTGCAATGAAAAATATATATTTGATTTATTTATATGAGGAAGCTTAATATCTAACCCAAGCCTTTTAGCTTCAATTAAATATTCTGTTCTGGCGTCTTTGTCGTTTTCGTTCTTGAGGACCGAGAATAAAAATTCAAGAGGAAAATGATGCTTAAGCCAAGCGGTATAATAAGAAAGCATAGAGTAAGCAACAGCATGAGACCTATTGAACGAATAGCCTGCGTGGGCCTCGAAGGTTTTCCAGAGGTGTTCTGCTTGATCCCTGCTGATATGCTGCGTAGCGCCTTGAATAAACTTATCTTTGAATGGACCGAGTTCTTTTGCATCTTGTTTCTTTCCAATTACTTTTCTAACCTTGTCTGCCTCAGACCAGGTCATCCCACCTAAATAAACACAAGCCTGCATGACTTGCTCTTGATAAATAATAACCCCATATGTATTTTCTGTAAATGGCTTCATGATTGGATGAATGTACTTCACCGCTTCTTGACCATGCTTTCTTTTAATATATGAAAGACCAACTGTATCCATAGCTCCTGGTCTGACTAAAGCATTTGAAGCAGCAAGATCTTCAAATGTTGAGACCTGCATTTTGATTAGAAGGTTTGTGTATGGTGTTGCTTCAGCCTGAAAAACCCCCATAGTGTATCCATCGCTTAAGCTTTTATATATTGCTTGATCGTCTAGCGGTATACTTGACAAGTTAATTTCCTTACCGTGTCTTTCTTTTATGGATGACAAAGTGTCTGAAATAACCGAAAGAGTCTTAAGTCCGAGAGCATCTAATTTAATTAAACCTATATCAGCTACGGTATCCATATCATAAGCAACCACTGGAATTCTTCCCGACACCTTATCTTGTGCATCTTCACGAGATTCAATTGGCGCATAGTTTCTTATTTCATCTTTAGCAACAACTACACCAGCAGCGTGAACGCCAACGCTTCTAATTTTTCCACGTAGTCTTTCTGCTAACCATGTGACCTCTGGATACTTCATTCTAAACTCTTGAGTATTTGGAGACTCTAAATAATCTTCAAATGTATCCACAGACTTAAGGGCACGGTTTACATCGGAAAGTGGAACCATGAATACACGTGCTGCATCCCTAACTACACCCTTATCTTTAAAATATGTATATGTAGAAATAGAAGCAACATGTTTGAATTTCTTCTTCAAGTAATTCTTAACCTCTTTGCGGCGTCGATCTTCAAAGTCGGTATCGATATCTGGAAAGTCATTTCTTTCTGGATTAATAAATCTGAAAAAGAGTAAATCATATTTGATTGGGTCAACATCGGTAATTCCTAATGAGTAGCAAACTAGAGATCCTGCTGCCGAACCACGCCCTGGACCTACCATAATGGAATTTGTTTTGGCCCAATTAATCATATCTGCAATAACTAAGAAGTATGAAGCAAACCTTTTGTCTTTAATAATTTTAAGCTCTTCTTCAAGACGTTCAATATAATTGATATCTTCGTCTAACCCTTTTGCCTTTAGCCCTTCATATGCTAATTCTTTTAACTTCTCATCTGCATTTCTTTTGGGCACGGGCAATAAATCTAGATCTTTATAGAAATCATATTCCTCAACCTTGTCAGCAATTTCTAAAGTATTTAAATATATATCTGTGCGCTGAATTCCTGCTTTACGAAAGTCCTCTGAAATCTCATCAAATGTTTGAATAAATAAATTATAATCCTGGAATGATATTCTTCTGTCTGGATACAAGTAATTAAATCTATCTAACATGTCCTTCATATTGCGAGACATCTCAAAGTCTGCTTCCTTATCCATCTTTGGATTTGTCGACAATATTAATAAAGCTTCTTCAAGGCACCTATCTTCTTCATGGGCAAAATGGCAATCTGAGGTGGCAACTAGTTTTATTTTCAGTTCGTCCGCCAATTTTATAAGTCCGTCATTAACCTCTTTGTTATTGTGGGACTGGACCTCAACATAAAAGTCCTCTCCAAATTCTTTTTTAAATGTTTTTAGAAGCATCTTAGCCTCATCCATGCTTCCCTTTTCAATACACTTCGCCATTATTCCATTCATGCATCCTGATAGTACAATAATGCCTTCTTTGTTTTCAAATAAAATTTCTCTGTCAATTCTTGGCTTATGATAAAAGCCCTCAGTCCAAGCAATTTCCTGAATCACATTTAAGTTGCTTAGCCCCTTTTTATTTTTTGCTAGCAGGGTTATATGGTTGTAGGCCTGTATGGACTTATCCGTTTTAGATGATCTATCAAACCTATCTGTTGGAGATATGTATGCCTCAACACCCAGAATAGGTTTTATTCCTTGTTCTTTACATGCTATTTGAAATTCTCTATGTGATGCTAATGTTCCGTGATCTGTTATGGCAATTGAATTCTGACCAGCATCTTTTGCTGCCTTAACAAGATCGGCAGGAGAGTTAAGGCCATCCATTAATGAATAATAGGAATGTACATGTAAATGTACAAATGACATTAACTCTCCGCCTTTCTAAATTACCAGCTTACATCTTGGGATGTAGACTCTGGTTCCTCGGTTCCGCCCTTACCCGTATAAAAAGCTTCTTGCTCTGCGTAAGGGACACTTCTTACTGCTGTTTTTTCTAAATCAAACAATTCCAATCCAGAAGCATCAAACGGTGTTTCGTCTTTTGCCAAGGGGAATATAGTGTAGCTTGTATCTGTTTTTGAGCCAGTTCTTTTTATCCTCCACATCAAGTTAGATATAGAACCCATTTCTCCAGCATACTCTATCAATGTTGGAGTAATTGTTTTGCCACTAGTTCCCTGCGAAAGAATTGCAACGTATGGCTGATTCTTTCCATCATCCACCAATACGTTTACATATAAACGTGCACGTGCTTTCCATCCAGCTTTTGGATCTTTTCTGTGTTGTTCTTGTGCCCAATCACGGCCTTCAGTTTCCATTGTATCTAAAGCTTTTCGGCGATAATCATTTGGATTTGTGTGTTCTAATGCGATAAATCCGCATCCTAACTTATCATTATAATGTGGAGAATCTGGATCAAGCTCTTGCAAGAATCTAATCTTTACGCTGTCTCCGTCATCTAACTTAAGCCATCTTCCTTTTTGTCCATCTGATTCGGTATATGTAGGTTTGTCTAAAACCTTCCCCATACCTGATAATCCTTTTACTAATCCCATTTTATCTCCTTAATGTATTTGACAGTATATATCTGTCTGTATTTTTTTTATGGGTTCCAAGTTCGGTATTCGAAATCAGAAACTGCATTATCAATACAAGCCCTTATGTCTTGGTCTGACATGTCTCCTGCATCTTTTGCACCTTCAGGGTATATCTTACCATATGAATAAGAAGCCCACAAGACGTTTTTATTCTTTAATTTTGAAGCAATTGATATACCCAATTCTCTCCCCGCTATATCTGAGTCTGTCATCAATATAATTGTATTAAAATATCTATTAAGTAATTTAATATTATCATGGGATATATGCCCTCCAAGCGTAGCAACCACATTTGGAAATCCTGCTTGATGTATTCTAATTGCATCAAATGTGGACTCAACAATAATAATTTTATCCCCAATGCGTTTAGCCCTATGAATATTAAACATAGTTTTGCTACGTGGAAGGTTATTGCTATTCTTAAACCTTTTTTCTGATATAGACCTTCCTACTAAACCAACTGGAGTTCCGTCTGGACTATGTACTGGCACAACAACCATTCCTAAATTAGAAGAATATCCTAATTTAAAGTAATGCATTGAGTCAATATTAATTCCTCTATGCTCAAAGTATTCCTGTGCATGTTTGTTTTTGCCAAGATTATTGTATAAATCATCCAGCGTTTGCTGGGAAAATTCTACAAAGTCTGGCTTGTCTTCAAACATTGACTTTAATTCTTCATCAAAGTTTTCTATAGACTCAGACTGTTTTGATTCAATATATCTTAATGCTTGATATTCATTTTTGTTAAGTACTTCTTTTACAAGATCCATTATGGTTCCAGTTTTCCCGCATGACGGATTAAAACAAATATACGCACCCTTAGTTCTACTTATACTAAAACTTGGTGTATGTCTATTGGAATGAAATGGGCAATATGTTAAATAATCGTTAGCAGTTTCACCCGCAATATCTATGCCTAAACTCTTTATTACAGACTTTATGTGAGCTGGCGTGTATTCCGTTTGACTGGTTTGTTTTGGGCTATACCCTCTAATTGCCATGCCTTCTTCTTTCCCACATAAATTCCATGAATGGTCATCAGGAACTTCCATGTCTCGCCTGTGAATTCTACCGAAAAAGCTGGGTCTATGTCAAGTACTCTGACATATCCAGAATCACGCATTTGACTCGTTAATAAATTTTCATATTGATTTCTAATTCTAATAATATCAGAATCATCAATGAACTCTACTTCAATTTGAAATCGTTTTATTTTTTTGTGAGTCATTATTTAATTCTGGTAAGTTTTCGTAGATAGGCTTAATAATTCCACGATTAATATCCCAATCAAGGAAGAATCTAAAATCTTGTCCGTGACGATTCTTTCTAGATACCACCTCAATCATATCTGTATTGGCATGCTTATGAATAGCAACTGCCATGTCAGCATCATACTCAATAGCCTTAGACCATGCCACTTGGCTCATCATAGGCGGTTCATCCTGATCGGATATATCGTCTGCGGTAGCAGCAGTAATATCTATAACTGGAATATTATTTGATACGGCAAGCAGCTTAAAGTCTCTTGATATATTTCTATTTCTTTCAACCTCAGAATTGCTGCGCTTATTATCATTAAACAGCTGATGATAATCTAATATAACTAAATCTGGTTTGTGTTGATCAATCTTGCCTTGAATAGTTGAAGGCGTGACCTCTGCTGCCCCTTCATTAGAAACGAGCACAAAGCTGTTCTTTCCCTCTGTGGTTTTTGTTGCCCATGACCTAAAGTCATCTAAGTTAATATCCCCTTTTGATAAATCGCTAGCACGGAACAGACCTGAACCGAGCATCGTGTAAATTCTATCTCTCATATTCTCTGGGGCCATTTCCAGAGACACTATCATTGGCTTAAAGCCTTGCTCCCAGGCCTTGCAGGCTAGGTATGAGGTAAACCATGTCTTTCCTCTTCCTGGCCAGCCTATGGCCACTATAAGGTGTCCTGGAGCCATTCCTGTAGGGTATGCCTTGTCAATTGCTTCAAACCCAGTTAATATTCCTGGACTTCCGCCCATGACCGTGGACCTATCTTTTACAGACTGATAATGCCTTTCGGCTGATTCAATATCAATAACATCTATATCTCGTACATTATTTGTATACCTACTAAGTGTGGCCAATTGGCCTTGCATTACCGCAAGCACTCTAGATGGGGCGTCTTCTTTTAATGAAGAGCCTGCCTGCAACATAATAGTTTTTAATCTAGAAGAAACAAATTCACTCTTTAGCTTATCTAAATAATAACCTGTTTCAGCTTTAGTTTGTACTGGCTCAAAGTCTTTAAACTTATCCTGTAATATTCCAACTTCTGGAACAGCCCTAAATTTATAATAATAATTTTTTAAACCCTCCCAAATATCTTTATGTGAGGTAAATAGCTCATCGGCATTGTTGGCAAGAAGTGTGCTTATATCTTTATTCTTACATACGGCAGAAATTAATTCAGCTTCAGTGTTCACTCTTCTTCCACCAGCCTTTTTGTCTGCTCAAGTAGTCGTGCCCTATTGGCAACGTCTTTATTTATTTGTATCATCATATCTTCTAACCTATCAAAATTATTATAAAAAAAATTTAATGGGTGCCCATTCTTTCCAGTACGAAAATAATAATTAAGCACATCCTTAGCTTGATCAAATCCTATACTGTCAAGGACATCTTGCATAGCCCACTTTTCCTTATACTTATTTATCCTAGGCTTCTTTCCATACTTCTGTTCATAGAGTGCCATGTAAATTGTAAGCAGTATGTATGGCTCCCTATTTGCTGCCATTCAGCTCTTCTTCAACTTCCTGAGTTTTTGAAATAAGTTTGGATTCAACAAATTTATATACTCTATCTGTTGCGGCATCAACTGTTTCGTTTTCTCTTACAAAATCATCTACGCCAATTCCAATTTTAATGCTCTCATAATTTCCTAGGTTTCTTGTAAAAGAAAGATCTACTCTAACCTGAGTTCTATCAGTCACTAGTGCTCCGCCTTTCTGTGTCTACTCAATGTGTCGTGGCCGAATATACCCCAACGCAATTCTATTTCTTTTTTACATATCTCACAAATTACTACTCTGCTTGACATTAATCCGCCTTCCATACTGGTACGAAGTTACCTTCGGTGGTCTTAGTATACAATATAGTGTTGTGTTTGAGAAGTGCCCTTAATTCTGTTTTAGACGGCATATTTTTAGAATAACCTGATTCTAAAATAAATTGATGTATGTCCATTATGTCTGATTCACTATACATAAATTTATACCAATCGCTTTCAGGGTTTCCAATTGGATATACTTTTTGCGGGTATTTTATTTTACCTTCCAAAATATAATCTTCAATTGTAATCTTATGTTTATTTAAAACTTGTGCTACCTGTTTAGTTGAATATGCATTTTCCTTATTCTTAATTACTTGAGAATAAGAATACAATACACGCTTTTTATCTGGATAGCACCAAGCAATCAATTCATCTTTTGCCCTTGAATAATTTAATACCTTGTGTATTTTATTATTTAAGAAGAAATAGCTAAATCTTTTAGTTTGTCTTTTTCCGCTTGCTCTAACCATCGTCCTAGTGGGCTCGTATCCTTATTAACCATCCATCGTTTTCCACACATCATGCAAAACAATTCAATATGTAGTTTTTGTGAAAACACTCTATCTACAAAAACTCTACCTTTACATTTTCCACATTTCATCATACCTTAAACACCTTGCCGTCCACTACGCAAGAATAATCAGGAGATATGTGAATCATTTGAATATGAGGATACTTACCATTTTCAATATAAGCAACCGCAAATCCCTTTTGCCAATCATGATGTTGCATATACTTCATGCCAGAACTTTTTTCATCACACATGTGTCCAATTTCAAATCCACGAATTGTTTCCCCCTTGCCCTTATTTCTAAGTTCATAGGTCTGGAAGTGTGCTGCCATTCTATGAGAATGGCCACGAATTAAAGATACTTGCATCTGATTCATGTCTGCCCTTACTGCGCCAGCCTCAGCAATGGACAGCCCGTGATGAACATGAATATCTCCGTAACGTTTTTTGGGCAGATCATCATAATAAATATAATCATAGCCCAATGAATCTAGACCCCATAATGCTTCGGGCGTTACAATATTAAGAAATTCTGGAAGCTTGGCATCCATATATTTAAAAATACGAATATCATGATTTCCTAGGGCTGAAAATAATTCTGCATTTGGCCCAGCAACTTCTCTGTTTTTAGCGTAAAATTCTTTAGCAACCTTTGCCTCATGCTGCATTAAAGGAACAATTGCTGCGCCATTTTGATCTTTATACATTTTAAGAAATTCTGCAGAACGGCCTTCGGTAAATCTGCTATAGCATGCCTGATCATCGGTATCGCCAAGAATGTCTACCACATCTGGCTTAAACCATTCCATTACCTTAAACCAAAGCTCTATTGCTTTATCGTCTTGATAGGGGCACTGCTGGTCGGACGAAAGCATCCATTTTAAATCATTTGTCATTAAACACCTAGGTATAAACGCAAATACTTTATATTAGCGTAAAGAGAATTGTAACATTAATTTGTAAACTGTCAATACCTATTGTTCTACTTTATATTTGGCAGAACTAATCCAATTTACTCTAAGCAGTGGGAATGGTCCTGGATTTTTTGTATTTCCATCTTTATACCAGGCTTGTATCTCTGGAGAAAAATCACCTTTTACTGAAACTCTAATTTCATTTGCACCAGGATTATCTAGCTTAGGTGTGCATACAGTAACTGGATCTTCATATTTTGAAGAATCCCATGTGAATCCACAACTTGCTGGTTTAGCTTCTTGTCCGTTAGGCATATTCTTAAACTCTACAACCCCAGATCTGTGATGAAATGTGAAATTTCTTGTAGCCCCATTAATTGTTGTGCTAATTAAATTGTATGCATTTCCAGCAGTAGCACGTATTTCATTTACTTGTTGCTGGATAGCTCTTAATTTTTGTGGATCTACTGGTTCTCCATCTGCAAAAACTGTTGACAATTTACTCTCCTAATTTTTTGTCTAAGGATTTATTATATTCTTCCTTAGCCCGTTCTTTTTCAGATAACTCGGTCAGCTCTGCCCTAAGCAAAGCAATCTGAGTTTCATAGCCTGTTACTAATTGCCCAATTCTTTCTTGTAAAGCGGTAACAACTAATTCCAAATTTGGCATACCTTACCTATTCTGTTAATTGATTAACTGCTGAAAGTTCAGAGTTTAATGCGGACACCTGGTTATCAACTTCTTCAATAGCGTCTTGAATTACATTGTATGCGCTTTCGTCTGGAGTAGCTTTTGCATTTTCTACAATAGCATCTAACTCAAGACCGTATTTGCGATACTCAAGCTGTCTCAGCTTGGAATTGATAATTTCTAATTTATCTGATTTTGTTAACATTTGTTTCCTCCTTATATATTATATCATTTTATTGTATATTGTCTATAGCCTGCTGTAGACTATTTTTTATAGCAATATAATCCTCAAGCAACTCGTTATATCCATCAATTTTTGAAGCATATTCTGAGCCTTCTTTTTCTGCCTCTGATATTTTAGTATAAACGTCAGAAATTTTAAAATTGTATTCATTTATTCTTTCTAATATCATATCTATTTTATTTAAGTTTTCCATTTTATCCTACCGCCGTTGTATAGCTTCCAGTGCCAACAGAGTTTACTGCAGCAACAAATACTCTAATCCATGTCGATGAAGTATTTATAACACGACCAGAAGTTACTGATGTAGATGTTGTAAAGAATGGGGATGCGGCTGTATATGTTGGTGTAGTTGTGGTTGCTGGTATTCGTGTTGTTGCTGCACTCCATGGTCCAGTAGAAGAGCTTCCTCTTTCAACATACACTCTGTAACCAGTAATTGCTGATCCTCCATTGTTCGCTGGTGCTGACCAACTTGCAGACCAGTTTAAATTTGTACCACTTAATGAAGAGGTTGCACTAAGACTTTGAACAGGTCCAGGTGTTGTGGCTGCCGATTGCCATCTAGCGTACATAGTTATAGAAGATGGTGGAGTGAATGAGCCACCAGCATTTACGGAATACAAGAAATCTGCAGATGGACTATCTCTCCAGTATAAGAATGTAAACCCGCTTCTAGTTGGAGTAGGGGCTGTCACTGAAGATCCCGCATTTACGGTATTTGAGGTCGGGCTAACAGATCCACCGTTTGCATTCCATGTTACTGTATATTGTACTGTAGACGACGTACCGCTTGCAGTTATATTTACAGAATTATATCCAGATAATGAGTATCTAACAGTTACTGTTGATGATGCACCATTTCCTAATCCAGAGGCTGACAATGCTCCAGTAGACGAGTTTACTGAAGCACTACCAGCAGTTTGAGATACAACAGAATATGTTCCTCCAGTTGGGTTTGGCGCTGTTGATATAGTTGCACTCCATCCACCAGTTGTTGGTGTAGCAGTTCCGTACGCAGGATTTGTTGTTAAGTTGGATAGGGCTTGGCCATTTGCTGTTATATTAACAGGATTATATCCAGACCTATTGTATTGTATGGTTACTGTTGAGGACTGTCCTGCATTTAGTCCACTTGCAGTTAGTGCTCCAGTAGACGAGTTTACTGAAGCGCTACCAGCAGTTTGAGATACAACAGAATACGTTCCTCCAGTTGGGTTTGGCGCTGTTGATATAGTTGCACTCCATCCACCAGATACTCTTGTGGCAGCTCCATAAGCTGGATTTGTTATTAAGTTTGGAATAGCTCTGGTTCCAGAATCTGGTCCACCCCAATCAGACTTTGTTCCTGCTGGATTTCCAGACCTAAAAGCTTGCACATAATAATTACGTGTAACGCCAGCGCCCATTGAATCATCTAAGTAAGATGTTCCTGTAATATTTTGAAAATCTGGAGTTGAATCATAACTTGGTGTTGATCCATACCAAACTCCATAGTATGCTGCTCCAGAAACTGCATTCCACGTAACATTAATTCCGTCTGTTCTTGTGTCTGTAGCATTTACTCCTGATGGAGTTGCTAATTTGCTTAATGCTGACCCATTTGCTGTAATATCTACCGTATTGTATCCAGATAAGGAATATCTTACGGTTACGGTTGAAGAGGCTCCTACAGAAAGACCGCTTGCAGTTAATGCTCCAGTAGAAGAGTTTACCGATGCACTACCAGCAGTTTGTGAAACCACAGAATATGTTCCACCAGTTGGGTTTGGTTGTGTACTAATTGATGCTGTCCACCCACCGCCAGTCGATGTGGAAGATCCATAAGCTGGAGTTGTTGTTAAGTTTTGTAATATTCTAGTTCCAGAATCTGGTCCACCCCAATCAGACTTTGTTCCTGCTGGATTTCCAGACCTAAAAGCTTGCACATAATAATCACGTGTAACGCCAGCGCCCACTGAATCATCTAAGTAAGATGTTCCCGTAATATTTTGAAAATCTGGAGTTGAATCATAACTTGGTGTAGGTCCATACCAAATTCCGTAGTATGCTGCTCCAGAAACAGCTGTCCAAGTAATGTTAATTCCGTCTGCTCTATTATCAGACGCTGTAACATTTGTAGGGGTAGCAAGTTTTGCAGAAGCAACCACTGAAGTAGTTTTAGCAACTTCAGTTGATCCATTAGTGGTGCCAAGCTCATAATCTGTTCCTGAATTAAAAACCTCTTCAATTGCATAAATATAATTATCTAAATCTGATGATGTCGTTGTATAAGAATATGGGCTTGCTGGAGGTGGAGACGAAGTGCTATCTTGTATTGGGCTTCCTGCACTGCCGCTCTTTAGTTGTGAAGCAGTTAGTGTTGATGATGTGCTTCTGTACCATTTTATTGTGCTTCTACCTGATTCTATTTTATAGGGATCAGTTATATTCCACCCAGAAGAATAATTAATTGTGTTTCCTACTGTTGGCGTTAAATTACTTAATTGTCCATTAGATGATATTATTGGTTTTTGCCTAACAACATAATATCTTAAAGATTCTGCTTCACCATCATATGCAGCTCCGCCAGACGCTTTTGCTTTTACAAAAAATGTTACATATCCCCTATCATAATTTGCGCTTGTTGTTCCAGTTAAAGTAAAGTCATTTGTAGTTCCAGAAAGGGGAGCAAGTGTTGGATTATAATTTTTAGTTGTCTCTGAAATATCTAAATATGTATATGCTACCCATTTGTATTGATAAGATGAAATAACATAACCATTAGGATTGAATGTTCCTCTATTTCCTCTATATGTTGTTCCCACCCTTAAAACTGTTCCATAAGGCAATTCGGTAGATGAGCCTGTTGTAGATATCCAAGGATTTGTAGTTGCATATATTCCAGAAAGTGGCCACACTCTGACATATCCAGCACCTAGAAATGCATGGACGAATCTTATTGCTGCAGACCAACCAGTTTCTGTTTTTGCATATATCTTTTTTACAGGTGTTGACCAGCCGCTACTTAATCTTGCATAAATATCTGATGGCATATTTTATCCTATATCTGTATCCAGATATCTCCCTGTATGCCCCCAGATGGGGCACTTGTTGCTACTGTAATATTTCTAACAGCTTTTGTAAATGAATCAGTTCCAGTCGCCTCTGCAACATATACCGCACCTAATCCACCAGATATATTTACCCTACCTTCCAAATCAATACTATGTGTAGCACTGATCAGCCCACCGTTAGGTTGAATTCTTATTTTTGAGCCAGATCCAGTACTAATCATAAAATTATTATCTACAAATGCTACGTTTACTCCAACCGAACCTTTTTGAAAAGCAATTCCTAAAGAAGAAAAATTTGAATAGTTTGCACCATTATTAGACTGAATAGTAAGGGCTCCTCCTGAATTCCACCCAGTTGAAGTATCTACAAGTGAGATAATGGCATCACTTCCAACTGTAGTTGTTCTTGTTCCAGATGTTATAGTGAGAGAACCGTTTGTTAAAATTGCTCCAGATGCACTTAAAATACCACCTGATGAAACCCCAAATTTATTAGATTGAGTTGTTATAGTTCCATCTGTTGCAATATCTAAACTTGTTGTGTCTAATGATTTAGCAATTAAATCTCCTTGAATTAATACATTTGATCCTATTGTAATTTGCCCTGTAGTTCCTTTTGTTATACCAGTAGGTCCGCCCAATCTGAATGAGCCGTCGCCATTCCAATGGTCTCCTCCATTAACAATATTTCCTTTTATTTCAAGAGTTGTATTATAATTTGACCATTTCACATATGCATTAGCATTACCAATATTAAATGCTGGATACAAAACTCCAGCCTGAGAATCCCATCCCATATAGAATCCAGCGTTTGTGCTTGCGTAAGAATTTTTTGCAATTGTGCTTCCGCCCGAAACATAAGATGAATAAATAGCAGCGCCACTATTTTCAATTATTAAATTACTTACTAATGATCCATCAACTCCAAATTTTGCTGCTTTGCTTAAAGCGGTACTTGCATTTGCAGCAGCTGCTACAGCAGCATTTTGTGCAGCAGTAATGTCAGCATCCTTCATTCTCTCCCAAGTTGTGCCATTGTATCTCTTAAAATAATCAAAATTAGTATCAAACCATATGTCTCCAGAATTTGGATTAACTGGCGCTGAGGCGCCAAAAGTTGTCTGAGCTTTTGTATTTGCAGTACTTAATGCACTTTGTGCAGCAGATTGTGCAGCGGTAATATCAGAATCTTTCATTCTGACCCAAGCGGTTCCATCATAAACTTTAAAATAATTTATTCCAGTACTTGTATCAAACCAAACGTCGCCAGATATTGGGCTTGATGGTTCTGTCGATCCAAAGGTAGTTTTTGTTTTTGTATTTGCAACAGATTTTGCGGCTTCTGAATCTTGTGCGATTACCCATGCGGTACCGCTCCAGATTTTTAATTGATTATTGTTTGCTGTATCTACCCAAGCATCTCCCTGCTTATGCCCACCAGAAGGAACTGCAGGTGTGCTTGATGAATAATAAACCTTTGATGTGTCATTCAGCAGTCCGCCTAATGACGAGCCAGCCTCTACTGTAAGCTTTCCAGATATTATTGCACCTGTTGCATAAAGTTGACCATCCGCATTTACCTGGAAGCCAGCCTGTCCATTTGTAGCATTATTTGATGATGGAGTAGATGTTGTTCCTGCCCATAAAACAATGTCTGAACCAGAAGTTCCTTTTGGTTTTATTCCAACGTACCCTCCAGCATTTGTTGCAATAATAGATGTGGATCCAACATTTGAACCAGATGTTAATGTTATTCCACTAGAAGATATTGTTGATTCTCCTACATTCCACCCTCCAATTTCTGCACTCTTAGTAACAAATCTTCCAGTTGCTCCACTTATTGTTGTAATGTCTGAAACAGTTGATGAATTAAATTTTAATCCAGTACTGTTTAATATATACCCAGCTCCATCTATATCAGATTGATTTTGATTCATTACACCACTAAATAATGATCCGCCAGATTTAATTTCTACATGTCCAGAAAAATTACCCTTTTTAGCTCTTATATCTCCTTGTACAATAAATGCTTGACCATTCCATTGTATATAGTTTTCTGAGTCTCCACCTAATTTAAATGCGGCAGAAGCATTAGAATCTATATACCAATAGTTATCGTCATTAAATCTAATACCACGTTTTCCTGGTTCTACGGCATATCCAAATCTAAATTCACCCACATCAGATCCAGAGTTGGCGCCAAAGTATCCTGAAGTCGTAACATTTGTTCCTATAAAAGGAGTGCCGCTTACTGTTACATTTGCTCCTGATGTATAGGTAACAGATTCTTTATTAAATTCATTAAATGAGCCTACGGCTATTTCGTATGTTGTTCCTACCGCTAAGCCAGTCAGCCTATATGTTGTAGCAGATCCTGGAGAATCAACATAAGACCATTCTTCAAAAGGAGCCGATGCCTTATATGGTCTATACCTTATCCTATAGCCTCGTATGTTTGAAGATGAAAGGTGAGGTGTCCAACTAAAATTAATAAACCCATTAAACCCAATAGATCCAGAACTATCTAATCCACCAGTTCCGCTAAATGAAGTCGGAGGATTTGGAGCTTCATCATTAAGAGAAACTAAGGGGTCTGGAGTTACGTTAACTATATTACTATATCCAGTAAGTCCTCCACGTATTTTAGAAAACCTAGCTCTTACTTGACGTGGCAATGAATTGCCTGCTGAAACATATACTGGATTTGATGAAGAAGATCCTCTATCTACCCAGGTTGCTCCGTTGTCAGTACTATCTTCAATATATATTCTGTCAAATTCTGAATTGTTAGTATATGAAACAGTATAAGACAATGGACCTTTTATTGCTGAAATAACTGGTGGAGTCAATGGATCCGTATACATGGTTACCTGGTATCCAGTAACTAAACTTGTTTGTAAGTTTTTATCTCTTACGTAAATAAAACCATTATAGTTAATTTGAAATGCAGTTACTTGTCCAAATATTCCTTTAAGCTGATCTGCGGATATAACAATTTTTTGTTCAAGTGGGGGTATCTTATTTTTTTCGACAGCCGTCCACCAAGTACCGTCTTTATCATTTACGTCATCTACTAGCTGCAAGGCAAAGGCGTCTGCTAAAGTATTATCATTTGTAGCATCTTTAAATGTTGGATCAAACTTCCAAAATACCGTGAGGTTTCCAACCTTGTCCCATTCATGTCTTACATTATATACAGCCTTGGGCTGTTTTAACAGTGTAACACAAAACTCATTTGAAAATTCCGATTTTTGTCCAGAAAATGTTTCTGCTTGAAGTTTTACACAATATGTAGATTTAGTAGTTGAATTAATTTGTATTTGGCCAGGAGCTGTAAATGGAGTAGCATACTGAATATAGTTTTCTCCAAAATCGCCACCTTGAATCCAAACATTTACCTGTTTTAATTTTCCATCTCCATATGGTAAACCATTATTTGCATTGCCGTCCCAACTTATATAAACTATAGAATTAATTGCATATAAATCATTTGATGTAAAATTTGGTGGCAGTAAATCTGGTTCTTGGATTGTTTTAAAATCAAAAACATTTGATTCCCCACTTATGCCTAAACTTGCATCTTCATAAACCCAAGCAAAGGTAAACCCGTAGTCCGTATCTGGAACAAGTTCAGTAAAAACTAAATCAATATATTTGCCATCTGATGATTTAGTTTGGGTGGGATCTAAGTCAAAAAAATTAGCCATTGCTATACACCAAAGTCTAGATCCAACTTATACTCTATAATTAATTCTCTTCCTGCAACTTTTTCTACTTCTGTTATATTAGATCTTGCTATCATTCCATATGCTGGATCAAACGTATCTTCATCATTAACTCTAAGTCCGTCTACAGTTATTGATGTAGCAGATGTGGTTGGCACAACAACAATTCCTAATTTACTGATAGATGCTCTTTGTGGATTTCCAACAGATGTCATATCTGCAAATGCGACATCTTTTATATTCCATCCGACAGAATGTCCTGTAAAATTAAATTCAAAATAATCTGATTCTGAACTATAAAGTCTTACTTTAACTGAAGATAAATTAGCATTGTTTACTTTATATGAAAATGACAATGTGTCAAAATTACTATAACCTGCAATATCAAAACTTGGAATAATTGCAATATATTCTTGTTGAGATGTGCCATTTGAAGATAAGTTTAATGAGCTATTGCCTACCCTATAATCAGTTTCATTTAATGTGGGAGATGGAGTCCATTCAAATGGGGATTCAAATGTTGTTATAAATCTACTGTTATATGAATTATTAGATACCCTTCTACCAGGATATAATGCTATCTCATTAATCTTACCAGCCAAATTTGGTGGCAATTTAGTATTATAAATTGCTGTATATGTATATGGAGATGTAGATGTGTCAATATCTATTCCGCCGAAAAGCACTGGAACATTATAGAATTCAAATCCTAGTCTTGAGTTTGTATCGCTTAATGCATACTCTGCATTTGTTGCTATTCCAAAAGATAATACCTTGTCAGAGAAGGTTCTATTACCAGCGATGAAGTCTGTTAAAAATCTTTTCCCAAATCTAGTTATCATGCTGTTCCTCCTTGCGAAACTGGCTTAGTGCTTTTTACCTGGAATTTTTTTACAGGTTCCTCTGTAGAAATATAAACTCTAATAGAAACTTTTACCTTAGCAATATTATTGTCATAATATATTTCTTGCTTTATAGGTTTTTGTATATCGTCTAATTGTGGTCTAGCATCTGTGGGTGGCTTTTCGGGATCTACTGACCCTCCAGTAGATTCTCCAGAAGACCCAAACGGGGTTACGAGAGGATCTCTTGTGACATCCTTGACATCTGCTAACCATACCTTATTTAAATAGTATTTATCAATATCGTCACCTATAATAGGTGTTGATATTCCTGGAATACTATTTTTTTTTGCCATTTATTTATTATACCATTTGAGTATTAAATAGCTCTGCAGCTAATACTCGTAGTAATCCCCTCATAAAATCCTAGTTTAACTCCAGTAACAATATACTTTTTATCAGTATGCGATAGGTCTTGAATTGGATAATTTACTCCAACTATATCTCCTGCCTCAATAATTGGATTACCGAAAACTTCCATCTCAATACTTCTACCTTTGTTTAACTGTGTAGACACAATCCAGTCTGCCAGTCTTTTTGCATCTGTTTGAGACTGTATCCAATTTGAGTCAAACTGAACTGGATACTTTTTAGCTCTGCTATTTGGATCATCTGTTGAGTATTCTATGGTTCCTCCATCGGCAACAGGGTTTCCAACAATTTGAAATGTATTATATTCGCCATCATGCAGATTTACAGTTCCAGATGTATTATTCATAACTAACATTTCTGCAGTAAAAGGTTGAAGTTTATCGGCCATGATAGTAACGTTTTTATTTTGCCCTCTTGATAAATATAGTGGAATAGCTGGGTTTGCAAGATCATATCTTACTTTTATTTTTTTAATTTGCCTTACGACAGATCCAAACTCAACTAGTGTTCCATTTCTAGACTCTCTAGTTTCTCCAGGATTATAAATTAAATCTCCAAATAGTAAAGAAATAGTATCGTCAGAAAATACTCCATTGTATTGATAAGACCCTTTTGAATTAAGGGTTGTATAGTCTAATTCCGATATAGTATCTTTTTCTTTTATATCCATCGCATACACATAATCATAATAAACTACCCCTTGACCACATAGCAACCCAACATTTTTTGTAGGAGTAAGAGGTGAAGATGTATCTTCTCTATCAATTCTAAATCCATTAATAAAAATTGTTATAGTATTTTTTGTTAAAACGTTATTAGAGTTATATGTTGATTTAACAAGTACATCTAGGTTATAAGACTGAGCTGCATAAACTCCAGCAAATTCACTCGCTGCCGTTGTTTCTACTTTCGAGTCTAGTATTTTAGTAACTCCGTCAGCATTTGTTTTAAGTATTAGAATATCTTTTGCAGATTTAGCTCCAGCTGTAGTTGAAACTATAATATGATATCCCTTTTTCCCTTTATCTCCAGCAAATACTGTAAATCCGCCAATTTGATCTGTTGCATATTCATCCTTTAATCCTGTATCAAATTGATTATCAAAAAACATTCTAGTGCCCATAGAAAAACAACCTGGTTTATTTGAAATATTCATTGCATTAAAAGGTATCACCCCAGAAGTATAGTGAGTTCTGCTTTTATCAAAATTAGTTATTGGTAAAAATGCTTTACCTATTTTAGGAGCTTTAGTTTCCCACGTATTTTTTGCAGATGTGTATAAGCTGCTTAAGCTTCCTTTATATTCTGGATCTGTAGGTACGGTTAAATCTATTGGGCCATAAGTAACAACACCATAAGTAGCAAGCACTTCGTGTGCCCTGGCGGTGGTTCCTAGTGCCCCTCTTTTTTTAATTTTATATCTTCCTGTTGGTGTAAATGTATGAATGTTCTCTGCATTTGTTGCTGCTAAAGAATAGTGTTTCCAAAAGTCTGAAGAGTCTTTAGCAACTATTGTTTCTCTAGTAGAGGTTGATTGTTTTATATAAGAAAATTCAATTCCCTCATATTCTATTATTTCAGTATTAACTAATAAGTATCCAGAAAAATCTGGAACAATTAAATATTCATCTATAAGCTGATCGACGCTTTGTAAATTTAAAGCAACAAAATCGGATTGTGAGGATGTAAGATTTTGAGATAAAGTTCCAGCTGCCAAGGCATCATCTGAAGATATCCATACTGGCGCAGCATTATTAGCTACGTATCCGCCAACTCCAGGTGCGGACCATAAAACCCTTACAGAGTTTCCTGAAACCTTTTCCCTTTTATTTAATCTAATTATATTAGGTATATAGTCAACAGACCCATTGACTAATATATCCTCATTTGTAAAATTCCAAACTTGACTTCTAGTTGAATCATAAATTGCATCTCTGGTATAAATTTGCAGGACATCATTGTTATCTACGAACATATTTATTTGTGCGTCTCTACATAGTGCTTGTAATGATTCCCAAACTGTTTCCCCGTCTTTTGTCCAAAAATATCTTATTGTTGGAATGGACGTATCGTTTGTAACAATATTTATATTGTAGTTTGTAAAACCAATTGATTCTAAAACTCTTCTTATAATTGCAGTAACTGGAGTATCTTCAACTAATAATAATGGGGCAATTGTATCTTGCAATATTTTACTTGAATCAAGTCCTCTTATGGTTGCTGAGCCAAATTCTGATAAAGACCAGTCTACGATATAATATTTACCCTGTGGTATTTTAACATCATTGGTGCCATCATTAACAACAATATATGGTTCAACTATTGCATTTTTGTCAATGTAAATTTTGGAAGCATCAATTGCCTGATCCCTATTATATTCTGATATTGTATTATCTGCTTCATTAAATTTTGTTATATTAATATTTAATAGATTTGATGTTAGGCTTCCTACTGGCAAAATAGAATCATCATCTATAGTTGTTTGCTTTTCAATATCAAATGATTGTATATCTGAGCTTATATCTATAACCCATCTAGGGCTTAATTCTATGACCGCCAAAAATTTACCAGTATTTGAATTAGTGGCAGTAAGATTTATTTTCTTAAATGACTGGGTTGTAGTGTAAGATGTCGGTGCAGTTTTAGACCATGAGGTTCCATTATAGTAAATTATTGCCTGACCATTTTGTAAATCTGCGGAAGTTCCACTTACTGAAACTGTAGTATTGTCTGATTTAGTTGCAGTTATAGTCCAGCTAGTTGGAGTATCATGTCCTGTTTCAAATCTTGCAATGATTTTATTACATGGAACTAATTTTGCAGCAGGAGTTTCCTGGTTATCTTTATACTCTACATCTATGTTTATAGAAGCATTCTTTGGTCCCAACCAATATTTATATGATGTATCTGGTCCTGGATAATATAATCTTGGTTTGGTTGGCATGCCAATAGACCTAGAGCCTTCAAAAGAATTTGGAGGGGTATCTGTTTGTACCCCTGGAGATGTTTCTGTAGTATATATATAATATTTAATGCCTGGTCTCAATGGTCTATTTGCAGAATATATAGTGTCTATTGGAAATAAATTCTTGAACGCATTAGATAAAGAATGATCTGTTCCATTAGAAGTAGCTACAATTTTATCTACCATTAAATTTAAATTATATTCAATGGTTCCGCCCGTTGAAACTTGAATTGAATTATTCTTTTTAAATAAATCTTTAATTGTATTTGAGACAGTTATCATACCTGCTCCAATGCAATATTAACGCTCCAATATGGCTGTAGTCCTCTTTTTACCAAAGTACAATCAAAGCCATTAAATACTACCGTATAGGTATTTGCTGTAGCTTCCCAAAAACTGGAGTCTTCTATGTTAGATGGATTATGTGAGGTATTAATTTTTATCTCAAATGCTTTCTTTCCATCTGCACTTTCATAAAAAGTTTTTAAGTCTTCAGCCCCCCATGCTCCATCTACAGTTTCATTTCTATAAGAAGGCAACATGTTCCATGAAACATTAAATGTCTTCTTGTCTGCCACAATAAACTCTCTTAAGGTTCCGTTAGCCATTCTTGTAGACTGTTTAATTCTATTTGTTCCCATACCAAATTCAGACCTGTTGTGTTCAGATACTCTTCTAAAGACATAGTTGTTTTTAGAAGATTCAGTTAATTTATTTCTAACTGCAACTGAAGATGGGTAAGCCTGACCACCAGCAGAACTAGGAGAGGTTGCTCCTGGATATGTAAACCCATTTCCGCCAATATCCATAAATAATAAATCTTTTGCTTTTATATAAAGTATGGAGCCTTTTGGTAAATTTTCAAAACTCATTTAATCACCCTTACCTTGCCACCCATTTGCAAGTTTTTATTTGACATGACCGCAAAAACTTCTTGTGCAGCCGCTCTGGCCAGCGCTCTTTCATCCATTCCTGGAGCTGCGTTAATAACTATATCACCTATTGTAACATTACCCATTACTGGACCAGCTGTGGAATACATTCTTCTTGTAGGAGTTCCAACTGTTCCGCCAGTTGCAAATCTAGGTATTCTTATATCCGTACCTTTAAATAATCTGAAGCCTCCCATATATTTAGGATCTTGAGAAAGCTGTGGGTTAGCCTTCATTATACTTCCTAATGAAATTCCAAATCTTCTGGCTATTCCAAATAGCGTGTCGCCTCTATCTACAGAATAATCTTTTGCATTTCCTAAATTATGCGGTGCAAGATCTCCGCCTACTAAATCTTTAGTTTTTGTAGCGTCCTTATAATCTGGTCTTCCAAATCCTCTGGTATAAATTCCAGCTCTTGGATTATATGAGCCAAATTTTCTTTCTTTAACTGCAACCATTCCGCCATTTGTTTGATTAAATCCTGAAGTATTTCCTTCAATTGTTCTAATAACATTCTTGCTAATTATTTTAGAAACAAGACCAACGTGATCTGTTATATTTTTATTTCTTCCAAAGTCAAAGAACACAAGGTCTCCTGGTTCTGGATTTTGATATAAACGCTTCTTGGATCTAAATGCTGAATATCCAGCTGCAGTTCCAACCACATTTGGAATTTTAACTCCAGCTAAACTTGACACCCAATTTATAAATCTACCACACCACAAATCAAATGACGGAAGTACTCTAGATATTGCACTGCTAAGTGCACGGGCTACTGGATTATTTGTAGCTCTTTCTATATATCCAATTGCTTTTTCTGCTACTCTTAACATAGCTGACTTTGTACCCATTTCCAAATTCATTCCAAATATATTCTTAAAGTCTGCCTCTTCGCCTGTTCCAAACTTACCTACTGGACCGCCATTCTTCATTCTATTCATTCTATCTAAATTCTCATAACCTATATTGGCTGCCGATGCTGCATTAATTACATATTCCCCATTTGAAAGCATTGCTGGAATTGAATCAGATGTTCCTGTTCCAGGACCAGTAACTGGTCCTCCATCTTGATATTTAATTTTATATTGTATTTTTTGTTTATTCTTATCAACAACAACAACTTCTATTGCACCGCTAAGTTTTGGCTTGCCAGCTTCTCCACTTTCAACACCTACAATTGCATCATTTTTTCCAGTTCCTATTGTTAAAATTTGTCCCACTTTAAATGCAGAAGCCGTTTTAACTCCACCATTAAACCTTGACATTGGAGCTTCTAGCACTCCTTCTTTTAACAAAACTCTTTCTCCACGTTCGTTAATTGTTGTAGCAGAAGTAGAAGGTCCGCCTTTCTTTCCTGTATTTTCTGGAGCTGCAGTTGAAGTAGAATTTTGTTTAGTATCGCTGCCATAATTGCCCGCAAAAGCGTTTACAATGGCATCCTTTAAATCTGCAAGCGTGACGCCACCAGTAATTAATGTTGCTTGAGTTTGCAACGTGGCCATATCTTTATCTATAACTTTGCCTAACTGGTTTGGAGATACTATAGATCCTCTAGTTCCAATTCTCCCAAAAGATAATGGGTTTCCATTAGCGTCAAAAAACTTGCCAAATGCATTCCTAATATCTTTAGCAATATCAAATCCCTTGTTTCCTTCTGTAACTGATGCAGCATCCTGGATTTCTTTAACAAGAATTCTTAACTGTGTATCGGTTTGTTTTTGTGCTTCTGTTTTTAAATTAGGATCTTGTATAAATTCATTAGATTGTCTCTGTAGAAGAAGGTCTTTATACTGTTGAGTAAAATTAGAAATTTTAGCCATTGCTTCTTGGGCTCTGGCTGCTTCATTTTGAGCATCTTGAAATTCTCTTTGTCTCTTTTTTTCATCTTCAGCATTCTTTTTTTGCTTAGCTTGTAAAGCCTCTTCTTGCCTTTTAGCTTCTTCCTGTATTGCAAGTCTAGCTTGCTCTGCTTGATAAGATTTTTGTAATTGAATTAAATCTAATCTTGCTCTTTCAGCAGCCTGGAAGTCTCCCCTTGCTATGGCATCTTGATAATTTAATCTAGCTTTTTGTAACTGTAACTCATAAGACTCTCTTCGTTCTGTAGCTTCTAAAGCTTTTAACTTTTCATCAGCAGCTTTACGAATTAAATCAATTTGTTTTTGTAATTTTTCGTTTTGATCTTCTACAGCTTGTGAAGCTTTTTGTTGAGCAATCGCTGCTTCTCTTCCAGTCTTATCAATAATAGATTGAAGATTTCCCATGGTATAGCCAATTTTCTTAAAGTTGCTATCCATTCCTTTTATGTCTAATCCATCTTTAAATGCTTTTCTTCCTTGTTGAACTAATGAATCTTGAGCTGCAGTAAATGCAGTTAAGTATTTATCTAATTTTTCTGCAGTTGCAGAGTCTAATTGTTTTAGATCTACCTGAACTCCCTTTACATACAATCTCCATTTTGCATAAATTCCAGCAATAGTGTCGCTTTGCTGTGCTATTTGTTGCAATTCAATTGGAAGTTTGCTAAAAGCTTCTGTAGTAAGAGTTGTGTCAAATCCCTGAGCTTTCATTCTCTTTGTTACTTCAATTAATGCTTCATACTCGCCTTTAAGTTCACCAGTAGATGTTTTTTGTGCAGCCGTGAAAGCTATAGCTTTATCTGTTAAATCAATTACAGAACTTGCTCCTTCAATAATTTTTGTTTTGTATTGATCATTCCATTTATTTCCATCTTTAAGTGCTTGAGTTAAATTCTTTACAGAAAATTCTGCTGCATCTGCTGCATCTTTGATTCCAGCAAATCCGCTGTTTGTCATGACGCTTATAGCTAATTTGCCTTTTCCAGCAGCAGCAATCATTCCCATAATTTTCTTATTAGCTTCTTCAACGCTCATTCCAGCACCAATAAATTGTGCTTTAATATTTGCTGCTAAATCTGCTATATTTCCAGAATTTGCTCTCTTAAATGAAGCTACAAATTCACCTAGGTTTTCTTTAGCAAATTCTTTAGCTTCCTTTAATTCTTCCATGGACATGTTTAATCCAGCAATTCCGCCCATTCCACTCTTTCCAGCATTTTGTAATTGAGTTTGTCTTTGAGCAACAAGTTTCATCTTATCTGCAAGACTTGTATATTTGATTCCTGCTTGCTCTGCCGCCTTGGCATTCATGCCAAATCTTAGCTGTGCATCTTTGTTCCAATCTCTAGTTTTTTTAATTAAGATTCCAATTGCTGTAATAATTCCTGTAATTGCTATTAATGGTCCTGCGCCTTTCAAGAACGTTAATGCAGTAACAAAAGCTTTTACTGGAGACGTTCCTGCTTTGAATGCTGCAGCAGCGGCAATCGCACCATCTTTTATTTTTCCTAATCCAGAAGCTATTTGCGGCATCATCATAGGAGCTATGCTAGATCCTAGCATCACGCCCATTCCTAATCCCATTTTTCCTTGAGACATCAGTGTGCTTCCAGCCATCATTCCCGCCATGGAAACTCCCATTTGTGCGCCCATCCCCATCTGTCCCATTCCTCTTGGGGCAACTAGTCCTTGTCTTTGTGCTTCTGCTCTAGTAATTGACTGTCCGTCTAGTCTATATTCTGTTTTTCTAAATCCATAATATCCTTGTTTTCTAGTTTCTAGTGTTCTGCCATCTTGCAAGGATTGCTGTTGCCATGGAGTTAATCCAATAGGACCAGTCATCATTCCAGGTCTATATTTATCTAAAGTACCTGACTCACGATGTCTTTGATAAGCTTCTAATCTTACGTTACTTAAAAATGGAGAATGATAAATCCTTTGTCCCATAACATTTGCTAAATGCTTTGCATCTGTGAAATATGATTTCATTCCATTCGCAAGAGAGGTTCCAGCGGTTTTAAATGAAGCTGCCGCCATCTTTGCTCCAGTTAAAGCATTTAATGCTAACCCACTAGATCCTTCTTTTAAGGTAACTGCCATTCTTTGCATAGCTGCTTTTATCGCAGCTGGGGCATTTGCAATTTGTTGTGAAATTGCAGCAACATTGCCAACAAATGGGATATTCATTTGTCTAAAATTCATTTCTCCTGGCCTCATCATACCAAGAACTCTTGCTACAGTTTGACCATGAGCACTCATATTAGCGCCATAATAGTTTGTATTTGCACCAACTGCATTTGGAACTGGTTGACGATATGCGTCCATTGGAGCAATTGTTCCAACTGGAGGAACTTTTGCTAAACGATCTTGTTCTCGTCTTTGAGTACGGCCTCCTGCCGCTATATTTCTTGCCCTATTTTCTTCTTGTTGTCGTTGTGCTCTTCTTGCTTTTTCCTCTTTCTTTTTCTGTTCTCTAGTTTTTCCATAAGCAGTTCTTCCAGAAATAATTCTTCCTCCGCCTATCGAACCGCCACTATTAAATGCTGGATTTGAATGTACAGAATGATATTTACTCCAATTAACATTCATTCCATCTTCAAGTCTTGCAAGCATGGCGAGATAAGGGGCTCTGTCTGCTTTAGGTAATGTTTCAATAAATGCTTTTAATTTAGGATGCATGTCTTTCATTGCAGCCTTCATTTTAGATCCATATTTCCTAGAAGTCATTCCTGCAGCAAGTGGGGCAGTATTATGTGCAAAATCTTTTCTTGCTCCACCTCTAACCGCAAGCAAATTAATCATTGCTTGTTTTTCCATAGAGTTCATTGATTCTGCATAACCAGTATTCATAGAGGCTCTTGGGAATACTCCAGCTGGACCAACGTCTGCCAAAATATTTCCAAATACATTTGATTTAGATAAATCTTTATTATTCATTAGCAAAGATGCTATTGTTTGTCTAATCATTTGATCTTCTGTAAATTTAGTTCCGCCCGCCGCAAATTTAGGATCAAATGGGGACTCTAAGCCGAGCAACTTACTTTTTCTTGTAGGGTCAAGAGGATTCAGAATAGTTCTAATTGTTTGATTTGGAGAGTCTAAGCCAAATACTTCTCTAGCCATTCTTGTTCCATACATTTCAGCTTTTGCTGTTATGTCATTTGGTACGCCTTTAAAAAATACAAGCTCTCCGTTTGAATTTTTATATATTCCAGAGACTCCAGGGATAGGATAGCTTTTTCCTGAACTTGCAGCTATTTGATGACTATATGCCGTTGTCGGCATATTAGCAAATTGACCTAATGATTCTTTGGAACTAAAATCTTTTGATGTAGACAATACTTTAAGCATTTTTTCTGGAGACAACAATGAGATTCCGTATCCAGATCTTTGCCTGCTAATCATTCCTCCAGGAAGTGGACCACCAGCATTTCTAAATGCAGAAACGTATGTTCCAGTAAGTGATTGAGTCCAGCTTTTTGATTTTCCTTGACTCAATAACATTCCAAGTATTGTTGGCACCATTGAGTATCCAACCATTCCAGATTTAGTTCTTGTCTGAGTTAATTGTCTAATTATTTCAGACATTGTTGTAGGACCCTTGATTCCTAGTCTAGACTTTACAGCTCTAATTCCAGAAATCCAATTAGATTTAGCTTTGTCTTGGAATGGAGATACTTCGTCTACAAGACCTGGCATTTTACTAAACATCTTATTCATAGAGCCAAGTAGTCCAGTTGATTGTAACAAGAAGTTGCTAGATCTTACTCCTGTTACTCTGTTATAATTTTTTGCCTCTTCCGCCGACATTCCATTTGCTATAAGTAACTTTTCTAATTCTCCAGGACGGAATAACTTTGAAGATCTTTCTGCTGAAATAAAATGGGATTTATGAACAGGATCTGTTATATCAAAATCTTTTATTCCACCAAGTAAGCCGAGCACCTTAGCAGCCTGAGTTTTATTTATAGCTCCTCTTTTAAGTAATTCGTCTACAGCAGTAATCATATCTCTTGTATATGATGATGTGGGAACGACCTGACTAAACTTTGCTTTGTTTGCCCTATTATATTTATTCTTATCTGAATAAGATTCTGCAATCAATCCCTTACCACTAAACTCTTTATCTAATTTAATTAATTGTGCAGTTCTAGCCTTAACAAACTCTTCTGTTACATCTGTTTTATTTTTTCTTGCCGCCTTTTTGGCATAATCCATTGCATCTTTATAATCTTTTTGTGTTCTAGTCAATGCATCTTCTATTGGCATTCCAGTTAATCTGTGCAATAAAGAAGCATCCGAAGATGTGCTTGCTGCCATAATTACTTTTTGATAATCTTTTGAATTAATTAGTCTAGCCCAAATAGACATGATATTTTCTTGACCATATCCATATTTATTATTTGTAATCTGTCCGCCAAAACTATACCCATTGTTTGCAGCTTCTAGTGCATCATATAATCCTGGTATCCTACTTATCTTTGGACCAAACACCACTTCTCCTGGAGTTAATGCTGCTGTTATCTTTCCACCATCTTCAAATGTGTGCGGAGCCATTGCAACCAATTCTTTATTTTGAGGATCTAATGATGCTCCTTGGTTTAATACATATCCTCCGAGTGGTACAGTTCCTAATCTATCATCATAACCAATTGATGTGTCTCCAGAAACTACAGTTTTGTTTGGACCAAATGACTCTATCGGTCCACCAGGATTAAATTTAGGAAGCCTTGTAACATGCATACTATATGGCGCTCCAAATGTTTTAATATTGCGGAGTCTTCCAAACTCTTCCATGACAGCACGATTACCTTCTTTTTTATACAAATCTCTTAATGTAAATTGTCCTTTGGCATCAACTACTGGCTGATTCATTAAAGGTGCTTTTGTAAAATCAATTGTGCGTCCACGAGTAGCCGCATATGTGGCAAGGTCTCTTTGTAGTTGTGCTTCCATTGCAGCATTTATTGCCATTATTTCTGCTCTAGCTTGTTCGGCTGACATTTTACCTGCACGTAATTGAGCAACAATTGCAGCTGATTGCTGAGCTGCATTATCAGCTACCGAAGAAGTTAAAGGTAAAATATCATCAAATGTATTTAATAAATCTGCACTTACTGTTCCGCCCAATGCTATAGTTTTCTTTAAGGTTGCAACTTCAGCTTCTGTTTGCATTGCTAAGGTAGCAAGAAGGGCGTGATACCTTGCAGTTTCTGATGCAACTATGCCAGTTGAAACTCCTTTTATACTTGTTAATCCTGGAACATTTGGCAGAGGTTCGTTCATAAAAATTTGTGGATTTTTTCCAATTCTATGATTTACTGGTATTGCTCCTAATGTTCCGCCTAAAAATGTGGCTGGATTATTTATGTCTCTAGGATTAATGTGAGATATAGCTCTAGTATTTTTTTCTCCAACAAGAGGATCTGTTGGATCTACAACTCGTCTAGCTGCACCAGTCATCATCAAGCTTCCGCCCGTAGTGCTTATAGCGGGGTTAACAGGAACAGATCCATTTGCCATAGCAGCTTGAAGATTCCTATAATCTCCAACTAATTTTGTTAATGCTCCATGCAAAACCTCGGCAGCTTTTGCATCAGAATAAAATGCTTTCTCCACCATTTGTGATGCTTTTTCTGCAGCAATAATTTCTGGAGTCAACATCTTCCAGCCCTTTGTGCCTTGGAATAAAGCTCTTAATGAAACTAATCCCTTAGTTATATAGCCAAAGAAGTTCGCAAGAACACCAGTTAACATAATTATTGGACCAATCACTGCTGTAAATCCACCCAAATAAGTTAAAGCTTTTTTAATCGGCTCAGGTAAATTATTGAAAAATTCTAAAACTTTAGAAAACGCATTTATAAATTTAGTAGCTACGCCTAAAAATTCTTCTCCGACATCTGCGAGATTTGCACGTAATCCTTCTATTGCTCTTCGATATTTTCCAGATGCTGATTCTGTGACAAGTGTTAACTCTCGACCAGCTATATCTGCTAATTGTTCTGCGCTGGCCCCCATTAATTCCATAACCTGTAATGTCTGGCTTCCAGATTTTCCTAAGTTATTAAACAATGCGGCCATTCTAGCAAACTGGAACTTACCAAACATTTGCTCTAGTGCTCTTGCCTTACTTAATGGATCTAGTCCATCTAAAGCTTTTTGTAAATCCATAATCATACCAGTTGTATTGTTAACATTGTTTTCAACTAGCCCCATTATGTCTATTCCAAATTCTGACATTACTCCAATAGTTTGTTTAGTTGGGTTAATCATAGAAGCCAAGCCTGACTTAAGTGCGTTTGCTGCTTCTGAAGCGTTAACCCCACCTTCTCTCATGGCAGTTAAATATAAAGCTAAATCTTGTACGTCTCCACCCAATTGTTTTACAACAGTACCAGCTTTTGGAATCGCTTCCACTAAATCATTTAGAGTAGTAGATGTTTGGTTTTCAACTGCGTTTAAAAAGTTAATTGATTCTGTCAACTCTTGAGTATTTGATTTAAATGCTGTTTGTATTGCAAGAGTTGCTTTCATCGCTTCGGCTCTATCTACTTCACCAAGCACCGCTAATCTTGTAGTTTCTTTTAATGAAGAAAGAAGTTGATCTCCTTGTTGTCCAGTAGCAGCAATATCAGCTGCAAGGCCTATGGTTTCTCTAAATGAAACACCCATTGCGCTAGACAATTCTTTTGCAGTTGCAGTAACATCTTGCCTAATCTTTTTTAGGTCTGCAGATGCTGTTCCTGAAATGTCTCCATACACCTTGACAAGTCTTGTTAACTCTTGATCTGCTTCTCTAAATGCTCTTGCAGCCTGAGAACCAAACATTGCTAACGGCACTGTCAAGCCTACTGTTAACTGACGACCTGCCCACTGTGTATTCTTACCCCAATTAATTAATGATGTTGCGCCTTCAGATAACGCACGATTCATTATCTGCAATTCCATTCTAGCTAATTGAGTTTTACTTTTTACTGCATCTAGGCCTCTTGGAATCATTACATTGTATTGCATTAAACCTTGGGCATTTCTTCCCAATGGCTGCAGTACAGCATTTTGCAACATAACTTGCTCTTGGGCAAGCTCTCTAATTAAACCTTTTGATGTCTTTACATGCGTCCTAAATGTTGAAAAATAATCTTTTAATTTTAATCTACCCGCATCTAGGTTCTTTCCAAATTTATCTACATCTGATTGTAAATTTACGAAGTGGCTTGAAAACATACCACTGCCAACAAGTGTATCTCTGAATAGATTGTTTGATACTTTTGTTGCCGCCGCAATTGATTTGTTTGATACTATTAATTCTCTTTGAAGTTGTTGTAGACTGGCCGTAGCCCTGTGTACTTCGGACACAAGGCTAGACAAGTCAGCTTTGGCGACTATACTCGTTACAATTTGTTCGTCTGCCACTAATTACTCCTTAGAGTATCCTAACCCCATTCCGACTCCAAAACCTGCTTCTTGTGCAAAACTTCCTTGTAGTGAAACGACGTCGTCTCCACTAACTTTTATGCCAAGAGCCCTTCTTTGTACGTCTTCAAAAGTAGGACCTTCTTTTGTTTCTGCCTCATCATCAATCTGTATACCCTTTAATGATGCTGCAAATTTTCGCTGGCTATGCTCTTTCTCATGCATTGATTTTAGCGTTTGAATGAGCTCAGGCATTGATAAATTTTCTTCTAACTCTTCGTAATTCTTCCAATGCCCCAGAAGAAATACTTCACCCAACAGTGCGGCTAAATCTAGTTCTGACCAGCTAGAACCGCTGCCGCTATTAGATTTGGGTCGTCCATCTTAATTCCACCGCAAACTTCTAGGATGCGATTAATAGTTGGAACGTCTAACGCCTCTTCTAATTTATCTTTATCTGCAACAAGATCTGGCAACTGTGTCTCAAGTGCAACTGCACATGCGTCAATTAAAATGCCTAGCGTGACATTCTCATCAGTTGAGTCTTGCGTTGTTTTTACAACTTCCATAAACTTGCGTAATTGCTTGATTGACAATGGCTTTAGTTTTACCTTAGCACCATTTTGTAATTCAATCTCTTCTACGTCATATACTTTTGTAGCCAATTTGATCCTCCTTTAGGATTCTAAAATATTATAGCATAAGCATTATGCAGATACAATAAATAAGCCCCCATTTCTGGGGGCTATTTATTAATAATTAAAACTAATTATTATACAACTAAAGTACGATCAATAATCAAACCATATTCTTTACCTGCGTGAGCTGAGTCACCAGATGGAAGAAGGCGGAATGTTACTGGGAATGTAGTTGGGGTTGTACGAGCCAAAGAAAATTGTGACTGTTGTACAGAAAGAACACGACGCCCGTAATAAATACGCTCTGAAGATGTGACGCCTTCTGTTGGAGCTTGTCCAATAGCAACCAATTGACGCTCAACTGGGGCTGCACCAAGTGCACCTGCCTCGAGACCAATTGTATCTGTTTCTGTGTTTCCAGTTCCTGCATTTGTTGGCTTTCCTGCCTGACCGAATACAGCTAGAACGTTTTCTAGAGTACCTTCGGACATTTCGGTTGCGATCATAACCTCCATCGCAGACTTGAACAGCTTTGCTGTATCAAGTAGCTGATCTACGGTTACGGAATCGTATGTTGGATTATAAGTGATCTGAAGACCGTTGTTTGTAAAACCAACGTTACGGTATGCTGCACCATCTGCACCAGACGCTACATCAAGACCATTTAATGTTTTCCAATATTCCGTTCCAGCAACGAATGCTGGGACTTTTATATTTCTTGACGCTGCTCCTGCTAACGCTGTACCAGGAATCATGCTGGCATTATAACCAGATGTCAAGCTATCCTCAATTGAAAGGAATAGTGGAGCTGCACCAACGATAATATTTTTAGCATTACCTGTATTTTGTGCCATGAGTTTTTGTCCTCCTATTTCATGAAATGAATATATATATATTTGGCTGGCTAGGCCTTTCCTCTATGTCCAATTATAGGGGAACAGGCGGTCTAAAGCAAACTAGGCAAACCTGCCGCTATTATCTGTAATCCTTGAATATTGTATTTCAAGTATTACGTCTGTGGCCAAAAATCCTTGAATTTCTTCAGACGGTTTTGTAGGCGATATGTCTGCTATGTATATACTATGGAACTTGAACTTATCTGATAGCCCGCTCCATTTATTTACATCCTGACCAGACTGGTCCATTCTCCTAAACTCATCCGTCATAAAGTTTCTAATTTCTGCTATGTCTAAAACATCTGTTGAATATATGGTAAATAGAATCTGTTCGCAGCATATTAGCCAGTTGTCTTTATATGACATACCTATCTTGTCATAGACTATGTGTTTCTTACCGCTCAAAAATTGGCTCATTTCTGCCTGCTGCTGAATTGGAACAATTGGAATTAAAGTTTCATTAAGGTTGTCAGAATAATATGTATTTGGATCAAATATGTTGGCAGCCTGCATTTTAGTCCACATGTATTTTCTTAGTTCAAACATTGCATCTAGTTTATAGTTAGCCATTTGATGCCCCCGCAAAAGCCGCCAGAAGGGCCGCATCGGCCTCACTAGCAATACTGTTAGGTGAGAACTTATACTTTACTGTTTTAATCTGTATGGGCACGTTAAGGGCTTTTGTCATAGATGAATTAAATAGCCTTTGAAATCCAGATTTTTTAATAGACATATTAACGAGTTGTCCTGTAAAGAAATGTTTATACGAAGATATAAATGAATTTTTAGTAGCCGCACCGCCTGGTTTATTAACAGTAACAGATTGTCCTTTTGGCATATAAACCCTATAGCCATTAGTTTCAAAAACTAATCTTTCTGCATTTCTTGGAGATATGACTACAGTTTTTCCTTCTTCCATAATAGAAGCTTTTTTAATAAATACATGTCTATGATTGGATGTTTCAGAAGGCACAAATGAAGTTGAGTCTAATAGCTTATAATTAATTTTTAAAGATAGTCCATCCGATGGAAGTTTTTTTATCTTAAATAACCTAGCTTCTTTATCGCCAGTTTTTCCCCATTCATAAACATGATGTAATGATCTGGGAGAAGTTCTTGCTTTTGCATCAATATAATTTCCAAAATCTTCATCTATCTGATTAAATATAACTTTTCTAAATGCATTTTGAAAAGCTAAATTAGAAGCAAGTTTAGCTAGCACATTTGTCTTATAAAATATTGCAGCAGATATTTGTGCCACAGTGCTGTCTTTTATTGCGCCACTGATCGGCTGCCCAGCCATTAGATTAACTAATCCGCTAGCGGCTTGAAGTGCCATTGCCTCAGAAGCCAATTTGTTGATTCTCCGATCTCTTTATTGATGTATTATATCCAACCACAGAACCAAATGGATCTGTAATAGGGGTAGACCCTACAACTTCAAACACCGTGCCAGTATCATTTGGATAATTTAACTCATACCAAATTATATTTCCAGCAGAGTCTCTTATGTCCTTTACTTTTTCTCTTTGATTTAATCTTTGCAGTGTTCTAACTTCTAGAGCCTGGGTATTAGAATATGTATTCCCAAAAGTTTGTTTGTCGATATTTCTATTTACATTTTCTTGAATAACCCCACGAGCATAACAATCTACAGTTTTATAAAACATAAATCTTTTTACTAATGCACCAGTATCAGGATCCTGTTCTTCTTCCTGTCTATATACATCCATTTTCATAGACATTAATCCATCAACTATGCTAAACACTATACCACTACCATTTGAGTTACAACATAATCAAGAAGTAGTTTATCTGCATAAGCAGAGCCAGTTCCAGTAAAAGCATCAGAGGTATACTGAAAATCCCAATCAGTTGTAGATATCTTGTTTACATACCTATCTTTCCAAACACGATCTTTACTAAAGTAAGATCTCATTATTTCTATTGCAGCCTGTTGAACATCGTCTGGAACATTGTCCCATCCAAATCTTGCATAAACTTTATATTGTTTTCCTCGTCTAAAAATATTGGGAGAAACGTCATGTATTGACGGTGGAACCATTCCATTTGCAATATACACATCATTATCTAGCAATGCAGACTGATTGATTTTAATTCCAAACCCGCTTGTTGTAGGCTCTACTACATAGCCTAAATAATTAATATTGTTTAAATTGTTTATCCACAACTGATCATTTTGATGTAGCGTATGTAATGTGTTTAGTTTTTTAGAAAGTGGAAGTGTGTCTGAATCATTTCCCATCACGGTAAAGGTATCATCAAATAAAAAGAATTTTTGTCCAGTATAAAACTCTATCATATTCCTAGCATACTTTTCTGCCAATTTTAATTCATGATAAGATTTATGATTTGGATCATTTGCGTCAGAACCAAGACCTAAGTCATCCGCTGCTTCCTGAATAGACGCATATGGAGTTATAACGTCTAAATAGCTTGTGTGTGAATAGCTAATAGAATCATATTGATATTCCCAAACAAGTTTAAATTTTCTGTCTCTATTAAGTAAAGACAGTGGCAAATATATTCCGTAAACTCCAAAATCTGTTTCAACTTCTTCGGCTGATAATGTTGTTATTATGGTATCAGGGTTAATTGCAGGAGAAATCAACACGTCTTGTGTTATATCGTAAACTTTAACAGAAACAGCGGAACTAGATGTTACTGCTTCGCCTTTTACGTAAAGTTTTGTTGATACTAAATTACTGCTATTTTTATATATTTCTGCCATTTAGCAGGTTTAGTTATAGTACTCTTGTACCTCTCTTGGCGTAGCCAACCTAAACCCTTCCTCCTTGTCAAAAATTTCTTGTGCGACATTGGGATTCATAGCAACAAAAGGGTGATCCTTTGTAAATGTATGTCCTGCAATATCGTATCTGTAATTTTCACGTGTCATTTTAACCAAAACCATGTCATCTTCTAATTTTTGATTAGGATCAAACTTTGGTAAAACTTCTGGTGCATCTTCTTTTGAATCTTCTATATTTTTTAGTGTACTTTGGTAAA